GTAGAATCGTGGTAGTGTTGCATGCTCTAGGATAGTTACCAAAGTATAAACTTATGGCACTACACAGGAGCCTAGATGAAAATGAAATCATCGCTGCAGCCCTCCACGACGTTCACACGTCGCTTGGATGTGTATTCAACTACACTGCCTACCAAAACACTCTGCGAAGAGTGCGACGGCAGGCAGCTCATGAAGGAATAAGTTTTCTTACGAAAACACTTCCCCGTCTTGGCAAAGCCTTTGACAAGGCATTGTCTGGCGATGCTCCATTGAACGCTGTCGATTTGAGATTAAAACCTCAAAAAGATAGTAAACTGCCCAGGTTTCTGGGTGAGTTATTCAACAGAGTATTGTCAAAAGACGGAGTGCTCCTTCGGTTTCCGAGCGCAAAATGCGTCAAAGTACTACGGCAGGTTCTGTACATGTTTTATAAGTACGAACTGCCTTATTCCGATGAACAAGAAGCGCGCGTTGTTCAAAAGTTTGTCAAAACTGAAGAACAACTCACTGACGTCGACCGCCGAATCGAAGAAATTCGATCCGTGGTCGATGATCCTAACTTCACTTATCGTAGGCGCCATAAGGTTCCTACTTCACAAGTTGAAGTAGTACGCGAAGCACGCATCCTCTTATCGAGGCTGTTTGCTTTCTTTGATCCAAAAGACATCTATCCAAGACACGGTCCGGGAGCCGTTGCTACCAAGCAGCGACTCTGGGATAAGTATTTATGGACGAATGTCTCTCGGCGCATCACGGACGTTTACCCACTCGACGAGTTTTTCTTTTCGTCGCTTGGGCACGTATGTGACAATAAAAAGGACATGATGTCCTTAACGGAGGAGGACTTTCCTGCACGGGTTATACTCGTGCCGAAAGATTCTCGCGGTCCTCGCTTAATCTCTTGCGAACCCGTTGATTTTCAATGGGTCCAACAAGGACTAGGCAGGGCATTAGTGCAGCACGTAGAAGGCCACGTACTGACGAAGTACAACGTCTTCTTCACAGACCAGGGACCGAACCAAAGGGGAGCCTTGTTAGGCTCTTCCACGGGGCGGTACGCGACTCTTGACCTTAATGAGGCCTCGGATCGCGTAACACTTAGTCTGGTTCACCTACTGTTTCCTGAGCACCTTTTGAAGTGCTTAGACGCTTGTAGGAGTTCATCTACGGAGTTACCCAGCGGTAAGATCTTAAAACTCAGAAAGTTCGCACCAATGGGGAGCAGTCTCTGCTTCCCTATCATGGCACTTACAATCTGGGCGATCCTCTCCGCTGCTGCTCCTGACGCGGATACTCGTGAGAGTATCCTTGTGTACGGTGATGATGTCATCGTTCCGACGGCTTACGCCGTGAACGCGATGGAACAGCTCGAATCGTTTGGGTTGAAAATCAACCGCGACAAGAGTTGCATCAAAGGACTCTTTAGAGAGTCATGTGGCACCGACGCCTTCAGAGGCGTCAACGTCACACCTGTCCGTTTGCGGACAGTTTGGTCATCATTACGTTCGCCTGATTCATATGAAAGTTGGGTGGCTTACGCCAATTCCTTCTTTCGTAAGAAGTACCTCAATGTCTACGATTATATCGTAGAGAGATTGACCGCTTTATATGGGTCAATTCCCGAGAGTAGTGCAGCTTCAAGTTGCATTAACCTCCAGACAGGATTCGGGTATTCGGTTCCAACCGAAGACCGTGTTCCGTCCCTGTTGAGCGTACCGTTACAACAGGACTCCCCTCGCCGTTACAATCGCGCGTACCAAAAGTACGAATCGAAAGTTTGGGTGATTAAGAGTCCGGTCATTAAGCATTCCCTGCCAGGCTGGAGTATGCTGCTTCGCTACTTT